GCGTGGAGCTCGTCGTCGACCCGCAGTTGATCGCGGCCGTCGCGCAGACCCGGCTGCTGCAGGCACTCGTCGCCGCCTGGAAGCGCAAGGACGACGCGCTGCCGGACGGCCGGTAGGAAATCGGGAGGAGCAGGGTGGCGCAGCCTGGCAGCGCGTCGGACTCATAACCCGAAGGTCGTCGGTTCAAATCCGACCCCTGCAACCAACTCGGAGGCACGATGGCGACGAAGACCGTGAAGAAAACGCTTGGGAACACCGACGTCGCGGGCGCCGCGAAAGCCGTCAGCGATCTCAAAGTCTTCGGCAACGGCGATACGTGGCAACTCCTGTGCAAGGCGTCCAGCCAGCGTGAAGGCTGGATGAAGAGCACGAAGGCGATGGAGATCCCCGGCGTCGGGTGCGTCGTGCAGGTCACCACGCAGCAGGGTGAGCAGATCGCGGAGGCACTCGTGTTCGTGCCGGGCGTCGTCGTGCAAGCGGATGGGGTCCACGGCGGCCGGCGACTCGTGCCGCCTGGGTATCAGCCGCCCGTGCCGCTCGAACAGCCCGTCGAGGCGTAGTCGGTCGTCGGTCGCTCCCTAACCGGTAGCCGGGTGGCTTGAAGGTTGGGTGTCCGTAGTCGCAGAACCCGAAGTTGATCCCACGACAGAGCCAGCACGGGATCCGTCCGCGCGTTCGACAGGTGCGCCGCGGACCCAAGGGAAACCCATCGACTACGGCGAACAAGCGAAGCGGCTCTGCGCGCGGTGTGTGGACGACGCCCGCAACAACCAGCCCCGGCTCGACCGCGACCGCCAGGACTGGCAGAACCTGTTGATCTACCGTGGCGGACGCGATAACCACTGGTCGGTCTTCGATCACAACTCGAACAGCTACGTTCCTCGCGGCCACGACCCCGAAAAGGGCGGGCTCCCCGAATGGGTGCCGCGGCCGGTCACCAACGTCTTTGCGACCTGCATCGACGGCATCATCGCCATCCTCGACCAGTCCGAACCCGCGAAGCTCTGGAGCCCGTCGACCGACGACGACGCCGACCGCGCCACCGCGGAAGTCGCGGAAGATGCCGACCCCGTGCTGCTCGAGGAAATCGGCTACGACTCGCTGCGCTCAGAGCTGCACAAGCTCGTGTGCCTGACCAACGGCGCCGCGCTCGTCCTCTACTACGACAATGACGAGCGCCACGGGATGCAGCAGATCGACCTACTGCGTTGCCCCCACTGCGGAGTCGAGACGACCCCAATGGAGCTGGAGGACGCCGGCAACGTCTGCCCCGACGAGGAATGCCTGGACCCGAACACCGGCCAGCCGACCTCCGGCGAGTTCTTCGAGCCCGTGATCGATCACATGGGGAAGCCGGTCGGCCTCCCCTATCCGAAGGGCAAGGTCTGCGCCTCGCTCATCCCCAGCTTCGAGTATTCGCTCCCCACCAGCGCCCGCGTCGCGGACAGCAAGCGTGTCCCGTGGGTGCTCACGCACTCGGAGATGGCGAAGGAAGACGCCATCGTCCGGTGGAAGAAAGCGAAGTCTGTCGTCGAGGCGCAGGGCTCGCGCAAGAGCGGCGGGCTCCAGCACGCCTACGCGCGCGGGATGCGGGCGCTGTCGTCCCCCATCCGCGCGAGCCAGAGCGCGATGGGCGCGTCGAAGGCGTCCGGCCCGATCGTCTACATCCTGCAGCACGACCCGATCGACGACGACGACTTCTACTTTCCCGACGGCCTGCACGCCGTCATGATCGAAGACACGTTGATGGAGAGCGGGCCGCTGCCCGTCACCAACGACGAAGACGTCGCGGTCAAGAGCATCCTCATCCGCTCGTTCGCGCACTCCCCGGGCTGCGCCTTCGGCAAGCCGCCGGCCGACGACCTCGTGCCGCTCCAGATCAGTCGGAACCTCGTCGACTCGCTCATCCAACTGATCCTGATGCACGACGCCGCGCCCCGTACGTTCATTCCGCTCAGCGTGACCCTGGAGAACCAACCGACCGGCCGGCCCGGCGAGAGCATCTTCTACCGCTCGATGCTCCCGGGCGACAAGCCGCAGACCGACCGGGGCGTCAATCCCCCCGAGGGACTCTACAAGTACCTCGAAATCATCGACACGAAGTTCCAAGAGATCAGCAAGCTCAACTCCGTCCTGGCCGGCGCGCGACCCGAGGGCGACCCCACGCTGGGCGAAGTGCAACGGCTCGAAGAGAACGGAATGCGCTCGTTCAAAGAACCGCTCGACATGCTCGTGCGGTTCGAGAAGGACCTCTCGCTGATGCTCTTCTGGATCGCGAAGCGGTCCGCCTGGGCCGACCGGATGCGCCGGGTCCGCGGCGAGAACGGCCAGTGGGAGATCAGCCAGTTCAACGCGAGCGACCTCGACGGCAAGATCGACGTCCAGATCGACCGGCAATCCGCGTGGCCGAAATCCCCGCTCGCGAGGCTCCTGCGGATGGACAAGGCGTTCGCGTGGGGCGTGCTCATGCCGCCGGCGCAAGACCCCGAGCTGCAGCAGAAGTGTCTCGTCGAATTGGATCTCATCGGCATGAAACCGTCGATGGACGCCGACCGCAAGCAGGTCGCGCGGAAGCTCGATCGGTGGAAAGCGGCGCACAGCCCCGAAGAGATCGCGCCGCCCGATCCGATCACCGAAGAACTGCCGCTGCACTTCCACTTCTGCAAGCAGTTCCTGAAGACCGAGGAGTACGAGCAGCTGCAGGAGGCGAACCCGCCCGTCGCCCAGGCGATGGCGATGCACGTCCAGATGATCCAGCAGTTCCTGCAGCAGCAGCAGATGGCCGCCGCGGCGATGGCCGCGGGCCCGCAACCGCCCGACAGCCGCACGCCAGCCGAGAAGGGCGACGGCACCGCGGTCGAGGATGCGGTCGCCTCCGGCGCCATTCGGCCCGCCGGCGGCGAGCCGGCACCGCCTGACCAGCTCCAGGCGGCGATCAGCAGCGGCGTACTGCGCCCGGCGGGGAACGAACCGGCACCGCCCGATCCACTGCAGCAGGCGATGGACAGCGGCGCGTTGATGCCGACCGGTGCGATGCCCGCGCCACCGCCGATGCCGTCAATTGACGATCTCATGGCGCAGGGCGTCTTGCAGCCCGCGCCGCAGGAGCCGCGCGTGTAGAGCGGGAATAAAACATAGTGCCGCGGGGAATAAAAAATATTCCCTCGCGCCACACGACGTTGACGAGGGGCTCTTGGCGTTTGCCTCTGTACCCACCCGGCTCAGCACCGTGAGCGCCCCGGGTCCTTCGTCATCACTCGGATCGGTCGCGGTTTTTCACTGAACACCGCGGCCTCGCAGACGCCCTTCGGGGTGGTCGGGGCCGCTCAAGGCGAACTGGTGCGCGACGCCGGTGCGCCGGAGGACTGTCTTATGGGATTCAGAGTTCAGGTCGGCCCGTTCGGGAACCTCGCCGCGCTGCTCGACGACTGTATGGCGCGCTTCGAGGCCCCCCTTACGACGGAGCCGATCGACGCGCCAGCCGGCGGGGGTGGTGAGACGCCACCAGAGAACACCGGCGCGGAGGGAGATCCTCCGCCTTCGGAACCGGTCCACGCCGGGAACGAGGACGACGACGACGAGTTCGACGACGACCCCGACCTCAAGGACGACGGCCAACCCATTACGTCGGATCGGTTCAAACGGGTCACCGGCAAGCTCGCGAAGCTGAATCGCCGGGACAAGAAGTTCCGAACGACCGCGGCCCGGCTCAAGGACTTGGAGAAACAGGGCCTCTCGCTCGACGACCTGGTCGTCAAAGCGCGCCAGTACGACGGCCTCGACCAGCAGATTCGGTCGAACCCGCGGCTGCGCTCGCTCATCTTCGGCGGCGAACCGGACCCCGTGCCGGCGCGTCGGGAACCTGTGGTGGAGCCCGAGTTCGACGAAGCGGCACTGCCGTTCGATCCGAACGAAAACGACACCAATCGGTACTTCGCGAATCTCGCCAAAAACTCGTTCGAGCAGCACAAGGTCATACGCCAACTGCAGGAACGCTTGAACGGGTTCGAGGGCAAGGACAACGCGCGGACCGAAGCCTCGATCCGGCAGGAGTGGAAATCCACGATCGACACCGCGGCGGCCTACATCAAGGACGAGGGCGTGCAGACCTTGTTCAAGGACGCCATGACCGCGGCGTACCACAACGTCGGCCGCAACGGCAAGTACCGGCCGTCACAGATCGCGAACCACTACCTCAAGGCCCTGAAGGTCAACCCGCAGCAAGCGGCAGCCGCCACCGCGGCCGTTGCCGCCGCCGCCCCGGCCCCCGCACCGAACCGCGCTGCCACGGCGCAGCGCATCGCTGAAAACAACCGCGGACTGTCACGGAACGTCGCCCCCGCCGGCATCCCGGCGCCCGCACGGAACCCACGAGAAACCCTCGCGGACGTCCGCAAACGGCTCACCGGATCCCGGCGGTAGCACGCGCCGATGTGGAGTAACTCATGAAATCACCCGTAGGCGTCGGCGCGTGGCTCGCGGTACTCGCGACACCGCTCGACCGCCACTACATGCCGGGGTCGGACCTCACACAGTGGGACCCGCTGTTCAAAGAGGACTACACCCCCGCGATCATCAACGAACTGCAGGAGGAGAACAACATCCTGCAGTTCATGGAGTCGGAAATCCCCGACGACACCTGGCAGGGCCGGGTGAAGATCATGCCGATCAAGATCGGCCGCAACTGGTCGGTCGGATCCATCGGGCCCGGCGGACGCCTCCCGCAGGCGGGGCGCTCGAGCTTCCAGAAGTTCAGCATCCCCATGAAGGACACGTACGGACGTGTGGGCTTTGAACGCTGGGTCATCGAGCAGTCGCGCAACAAGAAGGGATCCTGGCAGCAGGTTATTCCTTCGGAGATGGAGAGCCTCACCGAAGACCTCTCCTTCCACCGCAACCGCGTGTGCTGGGGCTACGGCGGCGGCATCCTCGCGCTCGTGAACGGCGCGGTCGCCAACTCGACGACCGTGACGGTCGACGCGCCGGGCAACGTGGCCGGCGCGATCATGGGCAACCGCTACCTGTACGGCGATGCCACCTCCGGCATGTTCATCGCCTTCCTCGACGCCGCGAACGCGGTCGAAGCGACCGGCATCATCACCAGCGTCAACGCGAACGGGCTGTCGATCACCGTCGATGCGGCCGTCACCCTGACCGACAACGACAAGATCGTCCTCGCGCAAGCGCCCGTCCAGAACAGCTTCAACAAGGAGCCGGAAGGGGTGCTCGCGGGCATCGACGACGGCACCTACGTGAGCGTCTATCACGGGCTGTCGCGGACGACCTACCCGATCCTCCAGTCGACCGTCATCACCGGCGTCGGCGCGCTCTCGCTGGACGCGATCCAGCAACCGCTCGATGCCGTGTCGATCCGCGTCGGTAAGTCGATCGACTTCTTCGCCGCGGAGCACTCGGTGCGCCGGGCCTATCTCGCGCTGCTCGAAGCGGACCGCCGCTACACGGGCGCCAACCTGATGAGCCCCGATGGCGGCACGAAGGCCGCGAAGAAACCCACCGGCAAGAACATCACCTACGGCGACATCCCGATCGTCGTCGACCGCGATGCGCCCTACCGGATGCTGTTCGGGTTCAACAAGGCGAGCTGGACCCGCTACGTCGAGAACGAGGGGTCATGGGCGGACGACGACGGCCACGTCATGAAGTGGGTGTCGGAGTACGACCAGTGGACCGCGTTCTTCTACATCCTCGACAACTTCCATTGTCAGCAGTCAAATAGGAATTTTAGAATGGAAGGTATCGATGTGAACCAGCTCATAGCCCACGCGGCTTAGAGCTTTTTCACAGGTTCAACATGACGCTGACCTTGGTGGCGCGGAGTCGTGGCGGCTTCTTCGAGGCTCCAGCCTCGCGCGAGCCGCGCGTAGAAGGTCGAATGGGACAATCCGGACTGTTCCAGCAGGGGCAGCACGTTGCGTTGACGCACGCGCTGCCCCACACGCGCTGGAGTTGTCAGGATCAGTTCCGTCGACCATCCTCGCCGGAGTCGGCCGGACAAGGTCGGGAGACTCAGGCCCGTCTCCTGCGCCCACGCGGTCAGCGTCATGGTTTTCCCTGCAAACGTGAGCAGATGCACGCGCGACGAGTTCAGAACCTGTTCGCGCTTCGTCGACCACTTGCAGTTGCCCGGCGTGTAGGGGCCGTCGTTGTCCTTTCGGTCCACCGTGTGATTGAGCGGGCGCGGCCCAATGTCGTCACAGAACGCATCGAACGAGTCGCGCCATCGCTGGCACACCGTGATGCCGCGACCGCCGTAATACGGGTAGGCCGGGTCTTTAGGGTCACTGCACCGACGCAGCATCATGCGCCACACATGGAACAGCGGGTGTCGGGTTTTTGGAATCATCCCGGCACCTTAGCACTAAACGCAACGTAGAAAACCAATAAATCGAAAGGACCCCGTATGCAGCTCGCGAAGACGCCCGTGTTCACCATGCCCGACGGCGAGGTGGCCGATCTGCTCGTCGAACGGCTCGACGAAGTCGGCCTGGCGCACGACACGCCGGTCATCTGTATCAACCGCGGCCGGAACACGCTCGACGACACCTTCAACGCCCGGCACGT